TTCTTCGTCAGATACTTCTTCGTCTAATTCGATTTCATAAACTACTTCTTCATCAGACGACTCTTCGATAGGTTCCGTTGACTCCGATACTTCCTCTTCAGCAACTTCCTCTTCAGACGATTCGTCTTCAGATTCGTTAACTTCAATTCTGTATTCGTCGTCTCCGTCCTCTAAGTGAACAGTTCCGTCTTCTTCTTGTGATACGATGATACCGTCTTCTTCTCCCATGGATTTGAAGACTTTTAGAATCTCTTCGTCAGATGCGCCTGTCATATCAATAACCTCGTCCTCCTCATCATCAAGTGATGGTAATTCTAACGTTGGCATTTCAATGTCTCCGAATTCCGATTCCTCTTCTGACTCTTCTTTAGAATCGAAGTCTTCTAACTCCTCTGACTCATCGTCATCGTTGTCTTCGTCTTCGTCTTCTATTTCGTCGTCATCTGATTCTTCAGATTCGTCTTCATCTTCAGACCCCTCAAATTGTTCGTCTAATTCAGTTTCTTCTACGTCTGTAGATTCTTCTGATAATTCTTCTGTAGGTTCCATCTCTAACGATGCTTCTACGTCCTCTTGAGGTTCTTCCATAGATTCTCTTACTAGCTCATCAATTTCTTGCTTCATTGTAGATGCAAGTATTTCTTTTGCGTTGTTCTTAACCGCTTCCTCAAGTTGTGACACCTGAAGTAATGCTTCTTCTAAGATTGATTTAGCCATTTTTTCTATGTTTTTTTAATGTATTTATTTTATTATACTTATATAAATATATTTGTAGTACGAAAAAAACATACTACAAACGAATAAATATTAAGTTTTTTTTTATTTTCCTAAGAATGAGTTTAATTTATTCATTAAGTTTAGTGTCTTATTATCAGTGATAGTAGGTTCTTTCTTATCTATAGACTCAGCATATTTCTCTCTATCCCCCTCGTCTTGGAATAGATATGCCCCTGGTGTAGATGGTGATGATACTAAATCAAAACAAACCATTTCGAAGTCATCTTGTACTTCATTATATTCTCCTGATTTCTTTAACGACCCAACACCTCTTGATGAGATACCTAATGTGACTCCGTGTAATAATAAATTCGCTGCGATATCACCCATACACGTAATCTGTCCTGTAGACCTAAATGCTTCAGATGTTAATAATTCAACTTTACCCATTAATATTTTACCGTCCCACCAACACTCAGTAATACGGTGTGATGTTCTCTCTAAATCGACTAAAGAAGTTTCAGGGTGATTTAATTCACCTAACGCTCTTCCTTGTTCTATTAATGTTTTATAGTTGTCGGTTTCTCTCTTTAGGATTCTTTCACCGTAGATTCTACCGTTTTTGTTTGGGGTATCGTATTTTTGAAGTACCGCATATAACACAAAGTTATCTTTATTCATCTCCTTCATCTCTCTGATAACTGATTTGTTTTCAGAAGGTTTTATATGACCAGCGTCATATTCTATAAGGATACCTCTTGTGTTCGTATCGTTTTGGTTCAATATTTTCATAATGTTACATATGTTTCTATACTATAAATATATTAATACAAAGAAAAATTTTATAAAGTTTGGGCATAAAAAAAGAGAGGACTAACCTCTCTTACTTTTATAGTACGTAAAACTTGAATAGGGGATAACCGAATTATCGATTATATTCTCTATTATGTGATTAACATCTGTTTTAAAATCTACGTCTCTAATCTCATAACTACCATTTGTAAACAGTGTTATCTCACAGTTCATAAAAGACTTCTTACCTTTTTCTAATCCACTCGCCCTAATATCTAAATCAACAATAAACCTATCCTTTTTAAATTTATCTGTAATATTTAGAGTTTCTGTTAATTTACCTGATATCTTACGTTTTAAACCACCTATTACGGTATTCCAATTAGTTACGTTATTTGTTGGTTCAATCCAACAGGTTATTTTAGAGTATATTGATTTTAAGTTTTTTGAGTCTACAGTTCCGTACCCACATTTAAATTGTTCATTAACATTTAAATTTATGAATTTACCTGATTTCATATATTATCATAATCTTTTCTTTTTATTGTCCCTGATAATATTATAGTAAAAATAACCCTACATGTCAAAAAACTTACTTTTTTTTAGAAGTATTGTATAATACAAAGATATTCCGTATATTTATAATAAATAAGAATTTAAATACAATCTATGTTAATAATAAAATTAGGAAAAAATGAATCTATCGAAAGAGCCTTGAAGAGATATAAAAGGAAAGTTCGTAACGTTAAACAACAACAACAAATAAGAGAAAATAGATATCACGAAAAACCTTCGTCTATTAAAAGAAAACAAAAATCTAAGGCGGTATACCTACAAGCTAAAAGTGATAGAGAAGAACTTTAAGATAAACTTTCTTTAAGTTGTTCTAATTTTACTAAAGATAATAAATCAGAACCACTCTCGTCTACTTTCTTTTCAACTTCTAAAACAATCTCTTTTAATTCAACATTAGACTTCAATTCATTAATTGACTCTCTAAGTTGTGTTTTTAATTCAGTAACTATATCATTAACTTCTGACGTATTCATGTCAGTATATTTCTTAAACTTTTCTTTCTCAGATTCAGTCATTACCGAAAATTTGTCATTAAATTTAGTTACCAATAAAGAAGATAATATTGATTGTGTTACAGGATTAGTAGACTCCTTAATCTCTTTAGGTTCGGTTAAAATACCAACTAAAGTATTCTTTGACTCGATACGTTCCACTAATGTTTCGTAACCGTGATTGTGAACTAAAATATCTAAATGTTTTGTAGTTTCATTCTCATTACATTTTACTTGACCAACCAACGTAGAAAGTTTCTTAACCCCTGAAACATAATCTTTAGTCATTAAAGATTTGATTTCATTTACTGCCTCAATGATAAACTCTGAAGCAATTTCTTTACTAGAAATGTGTCTGGTTTCGAAATCTGTATAAATGTTAAAAACCTTATTAAGAGATTTGTTTTCATTTAATACAGTCATTATTGTATTGAACGTTTTTTTAAACGTTTCTTTGTTTGTATATTCTTCGGCTAAGCGAGTATAAACCTGTTGTCTTAATTTTCCTAAAGCAATCATATTACAATGTGTTTACTAATAAATATCTTAAAGTTTGTATTAATTACTCTCCTAAGATATTTTTAAGCTTTTTTTCTAACTCAGTAGTTACTTCTTGACCCTTCATTAGATTTAATTTTTTAGGGACACCAAAGTCCTTAGTTTCTAATATAATGGATAAATCTTCTTCGGTATTACTCTCACCTAATTCACCACCATCAGTGTCCATTGGGATATCGTCAGTAGGTTCTTCCGTTGCTGGGGAATCCATACCTGTGTCTCCCATACCTCCCATATCAGAACCATCATCCACATCACCTGTAGGTTCAGGAGCATCAGGGTCTCCGTATAATTCATCTATATTTGTAAAGACACCTGTTTTCTTTATCACTTCTGATGTCGTTTCCAATTCACTAGCAATCGCCTTTTCAAAACGTTGTTGTTGTAAATCAAGTTTAACCTCTTCATCAGACATACCTAAAATTGTTTTCTTAGCCCATGTGTGTGATACTGCAGATATACCATTTCCTGGGTCACTTACCGCATCTTTATAAAGTAATATCTTTTCTTTCCAAGCCTCAACCTTAAGTAAGTCAGACTGTGTCGAAGGATTTGTTAAACCTAATGTAAAGTTATTAAGTTCATCCTCCATCCCTAACATATATAAATGGATTACGGCAATTTTATTTAACTCTTGAATCATTGCCTTTTGAATACGATTAATAGTTCTTGCGAAACGTATATCTTGTAATGATAAGTTTTTACCGTCAGCGACCACATCTTCAAACCCTAAAAATGCTTTAGGTATACGAAGTGCCGCTAATAATTTCTTTTGTATGTATTCGATATCAGCAATCTCAGAAAGGTTTTGTGCTCCTGGTAGTGTATCGATTGGGTTAGGTGCGTTAGGGTCACGTACAGGGATAAAGTAATCTTGGTCAACCGCCATTTGATTATACCTTTGGTCCACTTGCCCATTTGCAGGGTCTACTACATTATCTCTTTTAAACTTATTCGCAATTCGTTGTACATATTGGTCGACATCTTTATCGTCCATATTACCCACAAATACTTTGAATACCCTTCTTTCAGGTGCTCTTGAAGTTCTATAGATTAACATCGCATCCTCAGCTAAAACTAATTGTTTCCAAATACGTCTTGCTTTTTCTAGCATAGAAGTACCATAAGGTAATTTTCTATCGTCACCCAATAATCTAAAGTGTGCTATTTCCCACACATTAAACTCCATATCTTTTTCTTTCCAAACATATTTGGTTTCTCTTGATTCTGAAGAATTACTTTGATTACCACTTGACCCGTGAACATTCATTCCTTTCTCTATTCTTTCAACTTCCATATTCGGTAATTGGTTACAACCAATAATACCTTTCTTTGGGTCTAATTTAAGATAAAGAAAATTATCACCATACTTACATGTGTTTCTAGTCCACATAGGTAAGTTAGTGTCAATGTCTAATATGTTGTTAAATAAATCACCTAATATTGATTTAATTCTTTTACTCTCTGAATAAACATTTAAGATATACCCTTGTTCTGACAATGTCGTTGCTTCTTCAGCATATATATCTAAAGCCGCTGATATCTCAGGAGTAAACTCCATAGACTCATAATCATAATACGCAGCCATCCTATTTGGTTCATGAAAAACCGCCTGTTGGTATAACTGACTATCAATTTTAGTCCATTGGTTATTTAAGAACAACGCTTGTTGTGCTTGTAGTTTTTCCTGTTCATACTCCGCACTATCCGTAGTCCTTAACAATTCTTTCTTATCAAAATTGTATGTAGGTGCTGGGTCACTAACAGGACTTGCTCCTGTAGTTCCTCCAAATAGTTTACCTAATCTTTGATAAATTGTATAATTTTGCTCTGCCATGTTAACATATAAATATTCAAAATAATATTAGTTGAAATATTATTCTAAGTCAATATTAATTATTTCTTCTTTTACCACCCATTAACCATGAAAAATCCGAATAGTCTTGTCTACCGGCAACACGGTTTGGATTTGATGGGTTATTTGGTGCGATACCTCTAAACGGGTCCAGTGACCCTAATTGTCTTCTATTACTGTTCTGTTGTGGTTGAGGTGTGTTAGGACTATCTGTAACTGTCCATCCCTCTAATAATGCCTTTGTTGATGCTTCTGACTTTTTTAATAGTGAAAATGAGAATTCACCAACATATACACACATCGCCATAGCCATAATTAAATCATCGTGATGACCTTTCATATGGTCTGCCTTCCCATTAATATAGACAAAGGTATTCATTTCATTTACTAATCTGGTTGATTTTACAACAAAATTATGTCTTAATGACTCCTCAAAGGCAGCGACTATTTGTGTTCGTTTACTGTTAAACGATAAACCTGGCATTTTTTCATGTGCCTTAGGATTCCAAGACCATTTATCAAACGCATTGATACCATCAACATATAAGTCTTTATATCCTAATTCTTGTAGTTTCCTTACCGTTGCAACCCCCATACCTCCTGTGATATCTACAACTGTAAATGCCGAATACATACTACCCCATTTGAAACAAACATCCGCTAATTCGTCGGGGGGTATCTTACCTAAGTACTCAGCAACTTGTTCTCTGGTATCAAAATCGACTATACAAATAGACGATGAATCTTCGGAATCTCCTCGAGACACATCAACACCCATAATATACCTGTGGTCTTTAATCGGTTCATTCCAAACCCACATTTGACCCGCCATATACTTTTCTTTAGGTTCTTCTAACATTCGTTCCCTTATCATTTCAATGGTGTCAGGAGGTATTACGTTATCTCCCGAACCTAAGAAATTGTTCTCTAACTCTTGTGATATCTTACGTCTATCATATTTTAATTTTTTAGACATTTGTTCAAACCAACTAGAATATGGTTTATAACCTTTCTTAATTAATTTAGAAAACTCATCTTGATTATTTTCTATTAATACCACCTCATCGTCGTTATATTTATCCCTATTTAGAATGTAGTCAACAATGTCTTTAGTTTTTATCCACTTTAAGTCTTTGGTGAATCTAGGGTCTTTATACCATACCATTTCGGTAATCTTAAAATCGTTTAACCCTTGTTGGCTCTGAGCGTATATCTCATAATAAATTTTATCAAACCCGTTAGGTGTTGATACTACGATTACTTTACCACCCGTAGATAGAGACGCCATACATGCCGCCCAAAAATCGTTACCGGCATCAATATATGCCGCTTCATCAAAAACCAATACCGTTGGTGTGTACCCCCTTAGTGCATCCATAGAGGTTGCAACCGCCTTAACCTCACAACCATTATTCAAACGGAAGTGTGACTGAGAATCTTTATCTTTAGAAAACCCTACGTTAATCCATTCAGGCCATTGATTCAAAAACCCTCTAACCTTATTCGCCATTTCTTTAGCGGTATCAAGTTTGTTCGCAATAATTAGAACTTTCTCAGGTTGTTTAGGGGATGCGAATTGTAATTTTTTACTAACCCAAGCCGAGGTTGCCGTAGAAACACCCGCCTGTCTATACTTAAGTGCTAAGTTTTCATTATATGTGTCGTAATCCCTTATTAGTTGTTCTTGGTCAGGAAATAATTCAAAGGGGACGTATTTAGACTGAGTATTATCATACGTCTCTAAATAAGTCTTCAATGCGTAAGGAGTGTCCTTTAAACATTTAGTGTATTCTGTTATTAATTCCTGTTTAGTCATATACTATAAATATAAATCTAATTGTTTTATCATATCTCTACTAATACCAAAGAATTTTTTATACCCATCAAAATGTAAATACTCAGTAGTCATTCTAAACTCATAATTAGTGAATTGTGTCGCACAATGTGAAAGATTCCAAGTTTCAACAATTCTAGCGTCTAATGTTTTAGTCATTAACTCCTTATATAAATTAATATGGTAATCTAAAACCTCCCTATCTTTAAACCATAACAATCCAGCATTTAACCACTCTCTAACCATTGGATATTCAGGGTACTTTTTTGAGAAATATGATAACCTCTCATAATACTTGTCATCCAATGTGGTGCTTTTCTCATACATAAACCTAACATCGTCTTTAATATTAAACTTAGTCGATATAAAAATATCAGGGTCGACCCAAATAAAATCACAATCTTTTTGGTCCTCTAAAACCTCCAACTTCGCACCACAAAAAAATTCAGGTGTCGTTTTTAATTCGTGTAATGTTATAGGTAAATCGTTATAATGTTTTTCGCTCTCCTTATCACAATACAAATGAATGTCAGAATAAAATTTTAATGCAGATTTAATAGACACCCTAGTCATTGTGATTATCTCTTCTTTTAGGTCTCTGTTAAAAAAGTATTCAAAACCCTGCCTAAGTGAAGGGTCTAAATGTTGTGCGAATAATAATCTCATAGTGTGCGAATAATAATTTTATGTAAAAAAAATGGGGACATAAAGCCCCCATAGTATTTAATATGATTGTTTGTGTTTAGTTCAATCCGATACCAAAGTCACTCAAAAAGTCACCTAAATCATCATCACTAAAACCATCATTAATATCTTCCATAGAGTTACGGAACTCTTCCATTGCTTCCTCAGACTCCTCACCTTTCATTCTTTCAATAATACCATCAACTAATTGTTGTAAAACTAACTTACCTCTATCAGTACCACTCATTACCTCATTAGATAATGATAGTAATGTTTTGGCGTCCATCACAACAAACTCAGCATAAAGGGCGTTTTGTAGAAATTTCTTGTCGTCATCCATTAAAACTTCTTGTGGATATGACGCTCTGAATCTATCCCAAATAGCTGGACCTAATCTTAAATCCCATATCTCCTTATCTAACGTATCTTCTAATTCAACTACTTTATCTGCTTGGTCAGGTGATAAATCATCCATAGAATATGCTCCTAAGTATTCTTTAATTCCTTTAATCAGTTCGTGTAATAAAATTGGAAACGAAATTGCCGTAGCTTTAATCGTTGGTGGGTCAGTTTCCATATCCACTTCTTCTCTACCACCGACAGGTGCATCACCACCACCAGGAGAACCTCCCGGTAACATAGTCGATGCTGGTACTTGCCAATATAACATATCGTTAGCAGTCATCATAATACCGTATTGATTGAATAAGTTATCAGAACCTGTTAGTTCTCTTAACTCTCTTTGTACCAATGCGTACATGTAATGTCCTCTTTTAGATGAACCTTGCATGATTGCGTTTATAAAACGTCTTTTAGCTCTTTCTAATTTTAAGTCTTCGAAAGTCTCAAATGCTTGTTCTTCTTGTTCAAATTCTTCTTCTGTTGGTTCTTCGGGTGTTTGTGTAAAATCATCTTGTTTTACTTGTCCCATACCAACCAATTTAGACTCTAATCTAAATCTTTTTTCAGGGTGTGATTTTATTCCATATATCCCTGGCTCAAATTCAGTTAATCCTTCTTCATCAGCAACTAATTTAATAGAAAGTCTTTCTAATTCTGACTTATACCTACTTTCTGTTGCTTGAACCTGTTGGAATGATTGACCAATCATCGGCATTAATTGCATAATACCTTGCATACCTGTTTGAACGTCTGAAGTGAACCCTGTGGCGTCTTTAAACTTATCGACCACCTGTTTGTATCTCTCTGAAGCTAAAAGCTCTTCAAAGGTATCAGGAATATCGTTGTTATCAACGTCAATATCTAACGCAGGGTTGTCAGATAATGGACTGTCTTTATCTGCAATCGTTTTTTCTATCGAAGGGTCGGGTCTTTGAGTCCCGTCAAATTTCATTGGCATCTCGTCTAAATTTTTTTTAATTTCAGCTAAGATACTACCTTTCGATATGAATCCAAAATCTTTCATACCTTATTTTTTCATTTGTTGAGGTTTAGAACCTCTTTGTTTAGGTAACCCACCTTTCTTCTCATCACCACCAGCGAAAGTTCTTCCATTTTCTTCGATGTTTTCATCTTCCATCTGTGCTTTTGGTTTTGGTGAGTGTCTTGGTTTAACAATTGGTTTACCTGGTTTTATACCTGGTGTTGTTGTTGGTTTTACAGGTGTCTCTACAGGTGAGTTTCCTAATATGTCACCTAATTTTCCATCAAAAATGTCTATATCCATAAAGTCGGGTAATTTATCTGTTTTAGTTTGAGATGCTAAGGTAGTGTTTTCTACCATTTCAGATATGAATTTTACCAATTCTTTTTTGGTTGTTTTTGATTCTGACATTGAAGACCCTGAAGTGGACTTAGTCCCTTTCTTTTTACCTCCAATATTAACTTTTTCTTTTGGTTGTGCAAATCCTGTATGACCCGACTTAGAAACTTCTTTAGCTTGTTTCCCTTTTTCAACAAACTTAACAGAGTTTAATGTTCCGTCAGTCTTGTCTAATCTATTGTCTGATACTTGTTTTGAGTGTGTATCTTGTTTCCACCCCTTATCCGCAGATACAGGTTTAGTGAAATCAGACTCCTCATCTAATTCCTCTTCATGTGTTTCATCCTCCTCAGTAACTTCAATAGTGTCATCACTATCGACTTTATCTTTAATTTGGTCCACATTGTCTGAAGAAACCTTATATGTCGCTTCAGAGAAAATCCTACTATGTAAGATTGCTATTTTTTTCTCATTAAGAATAGATAGGGTCTTTTCTGTAAACCCTTCCCTTAATAAATCATTATATTTTTTATTATTCTTCATCTTGTTCTACGATATCAATTACTTTATCAAAGGTTAAAACAAAATCCCTCTCGTATAGTTTGTCTGAAACTGAATCTAACGACTCACCAAACCTAAACACTAAACGAGTTAAACCTTTGTCTACAATCTCCTCAGTATCAGCATCTTCCCACCCTAAAGCGACAACATCTTCAACTGCGTCATAAACACAAAAATAGTCTGAATTTTGTATTAAGTGTAGTTTTAAATTTGATTCTTTTAATATTCCAACCTTTTTTATGTATTGTAACTCAGGAGGATTTGCGTTACCCGCAGCTGGTACAGATTCCCATCCGTCACCAAAAGGTTCTACCTCATTACTACCAAATATAAATTCATAAATATTATTACCTATGTAGTTTGGTCCAAGTTCATTAACATAAATTAATCTCATATTATTTGAAGTATTTACCTAAAACGTTATCTATTTTTGTTGAAACTTCACTCTCACTTAAGTCTCCAAAGATTAAGTTACCTAACTTATCAATTTCACTATCTGTTGGATTTACGTTCTTTAACTTTTTAGAAAATGTTCCATCAGTGTCTATAGTGTCGGATTTGTCTAATTTATCTGCAATTTTGTTAGTTCCCTTTGAAACCGCTTTAGCACCTAAATCATTTACCATCTTTCTAGCTTCAGGATTTTCTTTATAATATGTTAAAAATTTAGAACCTAATGTTTTAAGACCGTCCATAAACGCTCCTTCATCTAAATCCATTTCTAAATTTGGTTCCATACCCATATCCTCATCTTCAACCGCTGGTTCGAACATTTTAACTAACATATCAAAAGTTTCTTTGAAGTATGCTCTTAAGTAACATCTCTTACCGTGTTCGATTAATCCGTTTCTGTCTTCTTCATATTCTGACCAATCATCCCAATAGAAATCAACCGCTGATTCAACTGCCGATTCAAACTCTGATGAGAATGGTGATGGCATTTTTTCAGGTTCACCTAAGTCGGTGTGTACTGAACGATTAAATGCGGTTTGGTCTGAACTTCCCCACTCGTTTAATTCTTTTTCTTCTTCATCTATATCAATAACTTCGGATAAATCATCTTCTAACTCCATTTCATCCTCTTCAGCTGGTAAATCATCCATATCTAAACCTAAGTCTTCTAATCCTGATTCTTCATCTGACGAATCTAATGACTCTTCACCATCAATTTCGAATTCATCTAACTCTTCAAAGTTAGACATAACATCTTCTAAGTCTTCAGAATTTAACTTTGTTAAGTCTACTGCTGAAATTATTGAATTTAATACGTATTTAATGTCAGAAGACTCTAAGTCGATTTTAATCTCTCTTAAAGCTTGTCCTAACTTACCTGTTAATTTTTGTACTTTTTTTAATGACCCACTTCCTTCTTCTTCGTCTTTAGGTTCTCCAATCTCAGAATCCATATCTAAATCATCTTCGATATCGATATCCTCTTCTGAATCATCACCTAAATTAAGACCTGATAAGTCTAAATCTTCATCCTCTACGTCCATTGCTGGCTCATCCATCATTGGTTCGTCCATCATTG